GTCCTGAATGGATGATCTGCACTGTTCTACTTGTACCTCCTTTGACAGTCAGACCTTCTGTTATCATGGAAGATAATCAACGCATGGAAGATGATCTAACACACATGTTAATTACAATTGTTCGTGATAATCAAAGACTTCGTGATAAAATTGATAAGGGAGATTCAGCAGATATTATCAATAAATATACTGAATTGCTTCAGTTTGATGTAGCTACATATGTTGACAATGAAATTAAGGGATTACCTCCTGCAGCACAAAGATCTGGAAGACCTCTTAAGACACTTAAATCACGACTTGGAGCCAAGAATGGTCGTGTTCGAGGAAACTTGATGGGAAAGCGTGTTGACTTTTCTGCAAGATCAGTTATTACACCAGATGCAAATATTGATCTAGATGAATTGGGTGTCCCGGAAGAAATTGCAATGAACTTGACATTTCCAGAAATTGTTACTCCTTACAATCGTGATCGTTTGTTGTCATACATTCGCAATGGTACATCAAAATATCCTGGAGCGAAATCAATTGTATTCACTAAGAATGAAAAACGATCTGTTAATTTGAAGTTTATTACTGTTGAAACAATTGACATTAATGTTGGAGATATTGTGCATAGACATCTAATCGATGGAGATGTTGTTCTGTTCAACAGACAACCTTCGCTACATAAAGCTTCTATGGAATGCCATCGTATTCGTGTTTTACCATATTCAACTTTTAGATTAAACGTTTCAGCTACTCGACCATATAATGCAGATTTTGATGGTGATGAAATGAATATGCATGTTCCTCAATCAATTGCTTCTGCAATGGAGTTGAAATATCTAGCACCTGTTCTTCGTCAAATTATTTCTCCAAGATTAAATTCACCAATTATTCAAATCTTTCAAGATACATTAACTGGTGCATATCGAATTTCACAGGATGATGTTCGTGTTCCAGAATATGTTGCAATGAATTTACTTGCTCGCATGAAGAAACCATTCAATGCATATGATCGAAGAAATCGACCTTTGACGGGTAAGGAAATTATTTCAAAAGCATTTCCTCTCATGAATTATGATGGACCTATTAAGTTAGAAAATGGCGAATTGACTAAAGGATATCTTAAGAAAAGTGCATTTGGAAAAGCTTCTGAAGGTATTATTCATGTGCTATACAATGACTTTGGACCAGACCGCGCAGGTCAGTTCATTAACGATGTTCAAAATATTGTAACAAAATATAATCTTTATACAGGCTTTTCAGTCGGAACAGCCGATTTAATTGCAAATGATGAAACAGCTGATATTATTAAAAAGACACTTGAGGAAGGTCGTAGAAAGGTTACTGATATTATGACATCTGTTCATGCTGGAACATTTATCAATGCATCAGGACGTTCTGATGGAGAACATTTGGAGAATGAAATTATGAATGCATTAAAGGAAGTGAATTCGACAATTGAAAGAGCAGTTTCAAATAGTCTTCCTAAATCGAACCGTATGTTTCAAATGGTAGAATCTGGTTCAAAAGGTTCTAATTTGAATATTACTCAAATGATGGCTCTTTTGGGTCAGCAATTAATTGCAGGTCGCCGTGTTAAATACACATTGCAAGATCGTACATTACCTCATTTTGGAAAATATGATGATGGTATTGAATCTCGTGGATTTGTAGAAAACAGTTTCATCTCAGGAATTCGTCCAGCTGAATTCTTCTTTCATGCTATGGGTGGACGTGAAGGTCTAATTGATACTGCAGTGAAAACTTCTGATTCAGGTTACATTCAACGTAAACTTGTAAAAATTATGGAAGATCTTCGTGTAGAATATGATGGAACTGTTCGTAATGTAAACGGTTCTATTGTTCAATTTGTTTATGGTGGAGATGGTGTACAAAGTATTTGTGTAGAAGTTCAGCCAATTGATCTTGCAGTGATGTCTATGGAGCAAGTCTATAGAGAGTTTGCTGCATCCGTAGATGATTTTAAGGCTGTTGTAAATGGAGACGTTGGTAGTGCTCCCGATCTAATTGATCAAATATTAAAGGACCGTGAAGTTTTAGTTAAGGATGTATTTAGGTATGTGAAAAATACTGAAGTATCAGTTCCAGTTCATATCAAACGTATTCTTGCAAAGTATGAAAATAAGTATTCAGTTAAAACAGATTTAACACCTGAATATGTAGTGAACGAATTGAATGCACTAACAAATGAACCAATGTTTAGATCAAATAAACTATTTCATATTCTGCTTCGATACTACTTAGCTCCTAAGAAATCAATTATTAATCTTCGTTTAACTAAGAGTTTATTTGATGATCTTCTAAAAGATATTCGATTTAAGTACATGAAATCAAAAGTTCAAGCAGGTGAGATGGTTGGAACACTTGCAGCTCAGTCTGTTGGAGAACCTACTACTCAGTTAACTTTGAATACTTTCCATTCAGCAGGAACTTCTAAAGCAAATGCAACTCAAGGTGTTCCACGTATTGTTGAATTGTTGTCTGTTTCTCATAATCCAAAAACTCCAAGCAATGTAATCTATTTTAATCAGGAAACTGCAGTTGTTCAAAATGCTGTATTTTCAAAGATGAAAGAGATTCAAAAGACAACTTTACGAGACATTAGTAAATCTTTAAGAATTTATTATGATCCTGATCCAACTTCAAAGAATACAGTAATTGATGAAGATAGACTAATATTGCAATCATATGAAAAGTTTTCAATCACTCAACAAGCTGCATGCATATCTCCTTGGATTATTCGTCTAGAATTAGATCCTATGGAAATGGCTGCTCGTAATATTGTTGACATGAGTGTAATTCAAGCAAAGATTTCAAATAATAAAGTACTTCGTGTATTTGAATGCATTCATTCAGATACAAATTCATTTGGTAAATTGATTATGCGTATTACATTTCTACCAGACACTGTAAAGAACTCACTTTCATTACGATTTATTGAAGATAAGTTGTTGGATACAGTTCTTACGGGTATTGATGGAATTGGACGTGTATATCCTCGTGAAGTAAAGAAGGAACTTATGTATGATGAATTGGTTGGTGGTTATGTTCCTATTGTACAAACTGTTCTTGATGTGGAAGGTGCAAATTTACTTGAACTTGTTACATTTGATAATGTAGATCCTTACAGATCATTTTCGAATCATATTCATGAAATTGTTTCAGTGTTTGGAATTGAAACTGCTAGAATTGCATTGTTTGAAGAGTTTATGGAAACATTTAGTTCAGAAAGTGTAAATTATCATCACATGATTACATTGATTGATACTATGACATTTCCAGGTTATCTAGTTTCTGTAGATCGATTTGGAATGAATAAAAGTGATAATGGTGTTCTTGCTAAATCATCATTTGAAAAGACATCACAAATTCTGTTTGATGCTGCAATCTCAGCTGACTTTGATAATATGAAAGGTGTATCTGCAAATATCATGTTTGGACAGAAGCCTCCATGTGGAACTGGAATTGTAAATATTCTAATTGATGAAACTCGATTACCAGAGGGACCTGAAGAAGATGATACTGCATTCAAAGCAGATCTTGATGCTGCAAATATTCTCGTTGAACAAGAAGAGAAGAAAGCAGCTGCAGAAGGTGCATGTAAAATGGAGGACATTCTAATGGAATGGTAAAGTGATGTAAAAATCATAATAAAAAAGAAATAGTAATTTACTAACTCTTTTTTATTTTTAAATTATGTTATTTTTGGATAAGATGAAAATATCTTCAGACAGGTCTAAATTCTGGGTAAAGTTTATAACCTTCTTCTAGTTTTTCTTTAATTTTTTCAAATATCTGTTTCAAAGTGTCTACTTGAACGAATATATGGATTATATATTTTTTTACCGTCTTGTTTAAATTCGACACAAAATCCATGTCCATGCGCTCCACGTGCTTTTACATAATATATATTTTTAGGAATATCGTTTGGGTTAATACCACAATCTTCAGGTAGAATAATAATTCTAGATTTCTTTTTTTGATTGAAGTTTTGTTCTGTCTGAGTTGCAAGTCGTAAATTTTGTTTGCGATTATTTAGTCCATTTCGATCAATATGATCAATTGATTCCTTAGAACCCTTGCCTGGAAAATTTAGTTTATTCATAACAAAGTTGTGAAGATATAGTGTTTTTATAATTCCATTTATTCTAATATTTGCACCTATATATTTACCATTAGTAATAGCATGCCAGTTACGAGTTTTTACTAACTCTAAATCTTCTTTATCGATTAAGAATTTTATAGGGTTTCCATTGTAGGAAATTGTACATTCTACACAATCTTCTAGTTCGTTATAAACTATAGGATTGGGTTTTCTTCCTGTTGGTAACTTAGTTTCGCCTTCAATTAATAGTGTCATTTTGTTATACTTATTATATGGCTGGTTTATTTAAATCCATTTCACTAAATTAAATTAATTACTGTAGGATAATCCGGCCATACCACTCATGATACGGAGAATGTTGTAGTTTGTTGCATACACACGAACATCCCAAGTGTTATCAGTGCTTTCATCAATGGCTATACCACCACTCATCTGCATAGAAATTGTTGCAGTATCAATACGGGAGAAGTTGCAAGTTCCAGATGGTTGGTGTTCTTCTGGTTTCAATGCAAATGAATACATGTAGATACCAGGTTGAGGTGTGGAAATTGTAGATCCGGCAACCGCAGTTGTAACAAGAGTAGCGTGCGCAGTAGCAGTCGTTCCTGGACCAGCAGCTACTGTAACAGTAGGTACAGATGTATATCCTGAACCACCATTTGTAACTATAATATCAAAAAGAGCACCACCTATGTTAGACCAACCACTAACAAATACAGCTTGAGCCTGAGCTCCACTTCCACCACCTCCAGTAATAGTAACTGAAGGAGCACTTAGATATCCTGTTCCAGGATTTGTAACAGTGACTGTACTTACAGAGCTAGTTGATACTGGTGTAGTATGTATATTAGAAGCTGATCCGGTATGGTGTTGAAAAGGTTGAACCTTGTTATAATAATCACCGAAACGAGCTTCTGCACGATCCTGTCCATTGATTTGTAAATGCTGTGTAAACACTGTATTTACATCATATGTAAACGGCTTTAGACGTGTAGAATTAAATTGAAATCCAGGCATCGTGCTAGCTGCAAGTTTACAATTATTATAAGCAGTAGGCTGTACAACCCAAACAAGTTCCTTAACAGGGTGATTAAATGTTAAGTCAACACGATTGTTGTAAGAACTAATTCCCTTTTCTTCATTGTATTGCACCTGCTCGATAAGATACTCGTGACTTTCTTGAGCCATGCGACGACGCTCTTCAACATCTAGGTAGATATAATCAATATAAATTGCTGAACTTGAAATTTTGGGAATCAAAGATGCACTGGCAAAAGATCCTGCAACATGTTGTGCATCGTTCCATAGAATATTGATCTTTACCTCGTGATACTGCAGAGCAATTAGTGGAAGAGCAGCACCTGGGTTTCGTGCATAGAAAAACGATAATGGAACATAAAATACATTAGGAACAGCAGGCTTTCCGTTTCCAGCATTACATGAAACAACAGCTGGTAACTGTACAGATCCAGGTAGTAATCCGCCGCCTACCATTGAATGACGAGATAGTCCTTCTTCTGTAGTACTTGTCAATGTATCCCATAGATACATCCATTCATTATATAGACGATCAATTAGTTGACCACCGATTTCTATTTCTGCATATTTTATCAAGTTATATCCTAGACGACCTTGTTCATTGTTCCAACTAAATGGATTACCATCTGTTCCATTTTGGGGTAAAACAACTTCCAGATAAGTTGTGTAAAGTAGATCAGCGTGTCTTCCGATTACAGCGCTTTGTTTGTTACCCCACGCAGATGAGCCAGTAAAATTCACACGAAAAGCCTCCATTGCAAAGTTTGTGTGTCGCTTAAATAGACCTTTCCAGAACGTAATTTGAGGATTTCCACTAAGGTATGCATCTTGAGCGCCATAGGCAACGAGTTGTAATAAACCACCACCCATTTGTCTTTATATGTTAGACATACTGAATTTTTTAATTACGACGACGACGAGTCTTCTTTGCAGTTGATCCTTTGCTATAGGTCTTCTTAGCTTCCATAATAACCTTTTTGAGTCCGTCGCCCTTCTTGTAAGTACCCTTTGACTTCATCTGTTTCATCGTCTTTTTAACATGAGAGAGCCAAGCGTTTGCCATTTTGTATAGTAGTTTCGAGATTTTATATTACAACGTTATAGATTGGAGTTGTTTTTTGCATAGGTTGAAAAGAAACCGCGGGGTCTGGCATAGTTGGCTTTTTGTATTTTTTAGGTTTAAGGGCTCTAAGTGCAACGGGTTTAAGAACAAGGCTATTTTCTTGAAATTCACCTATGTACAATTCCATCATACTATCGATAGATCCATAATTCATCATAACCCATTGACATCCGTATGTAAACAATATTTGTGGATTATAATTCGTTAAATCATTACCAATATCTGGAACAACCATTGTGATTGCATTTCTGTTATGATTAATTAATTCTTCATGATCATATGTTTGCGATGCTTGTGTATATGTTAATCTACGCAAGTTAGAAGTATCCCATGAAAGATTTACAAGTTCTTCCATTAATGTTCCCTTTATGCCTCCACCGCTGACAATCAGCAATTTACTTTGAAGATTGCAAACTGGTTCAACTGATATATTTTTGCGTTGATAACTGTAGGTAGAATCTAACATATGTGATCTACATGTGGTTTTTAGTATTTCGGCACATGCATTATATACAATTGTTTTATCTGTATGAAACACCAAGCTCAAAATAAATGGATCAGATGATACTGGAGATGTTATACTATTAAAAGCTGTATTAATTATACTTACACAACATGCTTCAAATGAAACTGTATTATATGCATAATCTGTACCTAATTTTTGATTTTTAAGACCAACTACAGGTTTATTATTTTCATCTGCATAAATATCTAATTCAATCAATCGTGGACCTGATTTAACAACTAAAGGAATAATTGAATCAGATACATAATCATAAATTTTAGCTCCTGGAAAAATTGAATAAGATGAAGATGCAATATAATAATCACATAATCTCATATTAGCAGGGGTTGTTGGACATCCTAATGGTGCCAATTTAGTAACCGTTTCATATGATTTGAAAATAGGAATAGCAGATGCTAAAGCCTTTTCACGTGATGGTTGAACTGCAGAGTATATACTAGAGGTTGCCCATACAATAAGTAAAATAATTGCAGCATAAAGTACATACCATAAATTGGACCCTTCTTCCGGCATTTGAATATCCATTACTTCTTACCAACACGAAATAACATGCCTCGCATACCTCTAACAACGGTATCTGGAATACGTTGTTCCATTGAAATTCCTGCTAGACAGCAATAATGAAAGTATAAACAATACATTCCACATTCCGAATCTTCATATTGATGCTTTGTTTTATTATAGGTCATATGCATGGGAGAAGAATGAATACCTGTTGAATCCCATTGTTTTTTCCATCGTTTCATTAATTTTTGAATTTGAGCTTCTGGTTCTTGTGCATATGAATCAAAATATGTAATACGTGGAAACTCTAATTCAGGACTAATATCGCAAAATAAAGCTATCCAATGTTGTCCTGGACCTGAACTAACATCCGTATTAAAAACAATTCCAATTTGTGTATAACCTGAATCGTATAATGATTTAATATTCATAGAACAAAGTGAACTAACTAAACAGGCTCCTGTCTTAGATCGTTTATCAAAATCAATTGGAAAACTTCCAACATAATGGTACTTTGAAAAAACTTTCATATATTGATTTTCTATACTATCTATATCATCAGAAGATAGCCATTCTTCCGGATTGACTGTCCATGAGTTTGGTGCTTTTGGTCTTGACAACATAGATGCAAAAATACATTCTGCTTTTCCAGTTTTACATTCTTTGTGAAATCTATTTTTTAATGAATTCCAAACATCGCTAGTCTCTCCTTCAGGGATTGGCTGTTGATTTGAATGTTCACTATTATAGACCTTTCTTAAGTTTTCTATTTCGTCCTTATCAAACGACATCCTTACTTTGAAAATGGATTATCTTTGACCGAATTAACAAACATAAAAAATGCAAGATAGTGCTAATCAACTTCGAGAACTAACAAAGGAGTACCGTAAGTATGATGATGAATTACGATCATTAAATTCTAGAGTTTATGAACTTCGCGAGGGTCGTAAAAATGTAGAAGTGTTAATGATTGATATTTTAAAGAAGGAAGAATTCAAAAGTTTTAATAAACTTAAAATTAATGAAGATGGTTCAACCATTAAAATTCAACGTCCTCAAACCTGGTCAAAACCTTGGAATATTTCACAAAAAGATTTAAAAGGTCTTATGGATGCATATTTTGAAACTTCAATAAATCCTAACTCAAATGATTGCTATAACTTTATTTTAGGGCATAAAAAGTCATCATTAATAGCAGATGAATTTGCTATTACTCGAACTGTAGCAAATGAAAATGAATAATATATAATAAATGGCATCAAGCATTCTTGGAACGATTACAAATAGTTTGCAGTCTCAAATTCCTAAACTAGTTGAAAAAACTGAACCTCAATTAGAAGCAACTCTTATTCAAACAATTAAAGATTTGAGAACAAATAACCCTGAAGAAGCTAAGCTATTTTTTGATAACTGGAATAAATTAAATAGTGCAGTACAAACTGCTTTTTCTCCTTCAGGTGGTCGTAGAAAACGAACTCACCGAAAACATAAAAGTAGGAAACACTAAAGATGCTGTACAACCCTTACAATGTAAAGAATCAGTTGTTTGCAAAACGAGATATTGAATCTATTCTTTCAAAACACAACACCAAGTTTAGTGTTCATAATGAATCATTATTTCAAACTGCAATGGTTCATTCATCATATGTAAAAAGAAACAAGTATACAACTCCAACCGGAGAAGACACTGAGTTAGCTATTTGTCCAACAAATTGCATAGATTTATTTGATGAATCATATGAACGTCTTGAACATTTGGGTGATACGATTTTAGGGGCAGCTGTGTCAACATACTTGTTTACACGATTTCCTCAAGAGAATGAAGGATTCCTAACTGACTTGAAGAAGGAGATTGTTTGTAATGAGATGTTAGGTAAGTTAAGTCAAACAATTGGTCTTGATAAATTCTACATCATTTCAAGACATAACGAAGACAATTGCAAAGGAAGAGTTAATACAAGCAAATTGAGTGATATATTCGAAGCATTTCTTGGGGCTCTGTGGTTGGACTCCAAGAAAAACTTTCAAATTGTATACTCATTTGTAGTTGCAGTTATCGAGATGTATATTGATATTCCTGAACTACTTAGAAACAATCGAAATTTTAAGGAACAGTTGCAAAAGGCTTATCAGTCAAAGTTTCACCATACACCTACATATACAGTTCTATCATCTACTCCAAATTCATATACAGTTGCTGCTCTTGATAAACAAAACTGTCATATTGGCGTTGGAACTGCACAAACTAAGAAACAAGCTGAACAAATTGCAGCAAAAGATGCGCTTTCACGTTTGAACTAAAAATTTACAACATTTCTTACTTTAGGAACACGACGTACAAGTAGTTCTCTCTGCGTTCCACCAACTGACATATCATCACCTTCAGAAATACCTTCAATTGCACGTAATGCTTCGGCAACACGCTGAGGCTGATCTGCAAATTGCAATAATAGTTGAGTACGTATAGCTGTACGTTTCAATGGAGGACGTGACGTTCTAACAGAACGACTAATATTGCCTAATCCATTACCTTCAAGTGTAAATGTATCTACTGCGTTATCTCGCATGAAAGAAAGAATACTAGCAGAATGTTCTTTCTTTTTTTGATTAATTTCACGAATTTGTTGTTTTAAAGTACGTTCTTGATCATCGAGTCCAATCCATTCCTTTAAAACTTCGCGGACTTTGTTCGCCGTGTCCTCTTCCATTTATATATCTTATGTCTGCGAGTTGAAAACCGTTTTCCGGCCCTTTTATCGGGAATATATTTTGCAAAAGATCCAATGATAGGAGTATTAAGAAGTTCAACCTTTCGATCAGATGCATTATCAATTAACTTTTCTGCTTCAGATAACGCTCTTTGCGAAGGAATACCAACAAATGGAACTC